GCCTTCAGCACGCGGTCCATGAAGGCGGCGTTGTAGTCCTCCAGGACCGGCTCCCACTGCCGCTGTGCCGCCACCCTGAGCGGTCCCCGCGCCGGCCTGCGCTCACCGATGAAGCCGCCCGCGATCGTGGTCGGCGAGGCGTCGGACTCCGTGACCACCCACTCCTTCATCGGAGAGGCCGGGTCCGCCGTGCCCGTGGTGTCATCGAAGACGATGGAGCCCGCCGCCACTTCGCCCGCGTGCGCCTTCATCTGCAGCGCCCACGACTCCCAGCGGGTGAGCGCGGTTACGTCAGTGCCATCGACCGTGATGGTGCGGCTCATAGGGCATTGTGGCCCTGACGCCCTGTGGCGTTGACGCGTGTCGTCTCACGGTTCGTCTCATAGGCCGAGATGACGTGGCGCACCGCGACCCTGATGGGCTCGCTGCGTCCTCCGCTCATCGGCTCGATGACGGTGATCCCGCCCTTATTGGACACGCGCTCAGGACCACGCTCGCCCATCGTCCCGTAGTCGCCGGGGTACAGGACGCCGCCCGTGGCGTTCGGACCCGTGTTTTGGCCGCCGCCTGCGCCGCTGAACAGACCGCCACCGAAGCGGTTCAGCTTGCGCGAGATGTCCGCGGTGATATCGATGACGTATTCCTTGGCGGCGACACGCTCCAGGAGTCGCTCTGCGGAGCGAACCTTTCCGATGAGCCCGTCCACACGATCGATGGCACGCTGGTAGGCGACCACCGCGCGCTCGTTCCCGGCCTCAGCGGCCTCGGCTTGCTTGCGATGTAAGACCCGCGACTCCTGGGTCAGCTCCCGCAGTGTCTGTCCCGTATGATCCCGCTGCTTCGCGAGCCTGTCCGCCGTCTTGATGAGGTCATTGAGTCCCTTACGCTCATCGCGGAAGCCCTTCGTCGCGTAGTCAGATGCCTCAGCCATGTCCAGCGTCTCGTACGTGACACGAGCGAAGGACCGTGTGACTTTCTGTGCTACATCCCCAGTCTTCGCGAACCCTGCCCGGAAGTCCTCATCCGCCCGTGCAGAGTGCGCGACCGCCCCGGCGAGCCTCTCCTGTGCAGTGGAGTTCCGTTCCAGCGTATCGCGTGTCTGCTCAAGCGTCAGGCCCAGCCGCTCGGCTTCGTCGATGAGGATCGCCATCTCGTCATTGGTGAGCCCGAGTCCCTTCTGGACTTCGCTCAGGGCTGCCGTCCACTCGCGCTTCTTGACGAGGTTCGGCAGCAGCCCGAGGTCAGCCGCCGTGTTCTGAAGGTCCTGGAGCCCAGCTACAGCGTCATCGAAGACCGGGAAGTCATGGTGCGCTTCCTCGCCTGCCGCTGCCACGTCACGGAGCGCGCCCGCCGTATCCCTCAGAGTGTCGATGAGTGCGGGCATCCCGCCGCCGCCCGCGCTGGTCAGCTTGCTGATGATGTCCGCGAACAGGGAAATGCTGCCCGTGGCGAGTTCGGTGAAGCCCCGATGCAGCGGTATGAGCGCCCGCCCCAAGTCTTCAGAGGCATTAGCCGCTGCTATCTGCGAGCGCACCACCTTGCCCTCGACAGTCTCAGCGTATGTCTCAGCCTGACCCCGCGCTCGTCGCTGTATCTCGGCCAGCGCCTCGGTCGCCGTCGCACCCTTCTGGAGGACGATGCCGTACCGAGACAAGATGCCAAGGTTGCCCGCGTACACTTTGCCGAGTAGGTTGGTCGCGTCGCCGAGGCTCATGCCCTTCAGGCGAGCAAGGTCCATCGCCGTGCGCTGGACTTCCAGTGCCTTGTTGACATCACCCGTGACCGCGACGAGTGCCCGCAGGGACTCGCGCTGTTCGTCGTCGGAGAACGCCAAGTCCTGACGCGCCGCGATGACACCCTCGACGGCGTCGATGTTCCCGTCCCAGCTCTTGGAGTTCTCTTCGATGGACCGGGTAAGCTGGGCGATAGCGGCGTCTTCTTCTTCAGCGCCCCGGATGGCGTCACCCAGCGCGTTAGCGACGCTCGCGATACCCGCTGCCGCCAGGTTGAAGCCAACGATACCGGCGCCCATCCCGACGCCTGTCAGGACGGTATTCTTCAGCCCGCCAGCAGCCTTGCCCAGACCGCCGACGCTCTTGGTCGTCTTGGTGGTGGTCTTGTCGAGCGTGTTTAGGTTCTTCGACGCGGACGCAACGCCCTTGTCGAAGTTGCCCGTGAGGTTGAGACTGACCGCTAGGTTGGCTTGATCAGCGAATGCCATCAGCAGCCTCCATCGCGGCAGCTACGGCAGCGTCCTCGGATCGCGCCTGACGACGTAGGACGGCCCCTAAGCGCATCTCGGCCAGATACTGGAGTCTGACCACGTACTCGGCCCAGGACTCCGCTGGCGTGGCGTAGTGGGCGTCGTGGATGGCCTTCACCGCGAGCGGTGAGGTCAGGTAGAGACTAGGGTCGCTGATGTCGATGCCACCGTCCGCCCATTGCGAGAGGGTCGCGGCATCGCCTTCTGTAAAGGGCGCATCAGTTCGGGGACGTACAGGTCCGCAGCCTCGTCCAGGATGGGCTTGATGGTCGTTTCCCAGTCGAGCGCCCCGCCCATCATCGTGTCCACATCGCAGGGGATGACATCGTGATCCTCGGACAAGATGTTCCAGCGCAGGACCTCCCCGAGCAGGATGGGCGTCAGTTCTCGCATCAGCTCTTCCTTGCCCAATCCTGAAGTCAGTACGGTCGTGGCTGCCCATGCCGCATCGGGTCGGATACGAGGACGCAGCCACGCCTTGTCTCCTTCCTGATGCGGTGTCTCGGGACATTCGCATGGCCCGATGTTGACCTCGACAGGTTCTGTGGCCCGTAGTCTTGACACTAGGGCAGCGTCGCCAGTTGGTTCGTGACGGACGAGCGGTACGCGTAGCCCAGTGAGGCATCGTAGCCGCCGACCAGCATCAGCTCCACGACCGCGTTGCCGCCGATCTCAGCATCGGTCCGGGTACGCCATGTCCCTCGGAGCCGCTGGTCCCAGGAGAACGGGATACCCGCCGATGCCTCGACCTCGGATGTGGTCAGGAGCTTGACGTACCGGTTGACCGCAGTCCCGTTCAGCCAGTCCACCGTCTCGCTGTTGAGGGCCGCGACGATCTGGCTCGTCTTGGCGAAGCGGAACGTGGCGGTGATGGCGCGGGCACTGAGCCCGTAGCCGACGATCTGGAACCGGGTATTGGAGCCCTGCGCGAAGCGCTTCAGGTCGATGGTGTTCTCGATGGTGATCTCTGCCGAGTGCATCGAGTCCGCGATGAGCGTCCCGCCGATGCTGCCAGAGGCGTCGTCGATGTAGAGCGCGGTGTCCGCACCGAAGACCAGCGGCAGATTGGAGCCGACCGTCAGGCCCGCTGTCCGGGTACGGTGGGCGTTGACGCCACTGAAGCGCCAGTCCGACGCGATCTGCCACGGACCCAGCGTCTCATCGAAGCCCATCTGTAGGCTCTCGATGATGCCGCCGTAAAGTTGCATCCCGTCTTCGGGTGCCGGGGTCACGTCATCGCTGAACTCGTCTGTGAAGTAGTCCAGCGTGGTTCCGGTCAGGGACAGGGCCTGATGCGCCCACGTGAATGAGGTCCCCGACGATGACGGGGAAACGCCGCCACGAACACCCGCCGCCATGAGCAGCGGGATGTGGTGATACGTCATCGACGCCGCGAGTGGGAGCGTGATGTCCGCACCGACCCTGTACGGCGGGAGAGTCGGGTCGATGGACCCGGTGTCTACGTCGTCCTGCTCGGTCCAGTTCGGGTTGATGTCCGGAACACCACGGAAGGCGATACGCCGCGTCGCCGCTACCGGGGTGTTGATGACGGTCTGTAGACCGAACTGATGGGATCGGTTCCGAGTGAACCCTTGGATCGGCATAGCTGATCTCCCGGCCCGCCCGTTACCCTGAGTCCCTAGTCACCCTCTTGGATCGCGAGGTCACTTATCGTGACGGCGATCGCAGTGTACACCGTCTCCCCGACCTGGACGATGGTGTCGGCAGCCGTCACCCGGTCGAAGATCGTATTGGACCCGAACAGGTGCGGCGTCGCCAGGAGCTGCGCCACCATCGCGTCCACGATATCGTCCAGCGCCTGCTTGTTCGTGTTGTTGTCGATGGCGTCCGAGACGAAGACGCACTCCACCGCCGACGACGGCGACACCATGCGGATGTTCCCCGCTGCCACCATCTCTAGCCTCATGTCCCCGACGTAGGCCGCTGGCAGGGCACCGAAGAAGCCGGGGCGTACCTGATACGTGGCCCGCAGCACGTCGGGATTGGCAGCCGCGTAGGAGGCCAGGAGGTCGTGAAGGTTGGTCCGCACGACCGAGCGCCACGGTCCCATCAGGAAACTGGGGACTCCAGCCGAGCAGGCCAGCTAAAACCAGAGTCCCCAGCATTCATTCGTGCCACGGTCACGCCGCGCCGTTCCAGCGGGTGATGATGCTGTCTCGCGGGATGCCCGCGTCCCTCAGCATCTCCTCGGCAGCGGGAATCAGGTACGGCTGCGCCCGTGTGCCGGGGTGGTTGACGTAGCGGGCGAAGACGACGGCAGCGCCCCGTCTGGCCGAGCCCGAGAGGCGTTGCCCAGCCGCCGTCGCAGCGAAGCGCAGCGCCTTGACGTTACGGGGCCGGATGATGTGGGGCCGGGTGCCCTTCTCGACGGCAGCGGCGTAGCTCGCCCGCGCCTCGATGACGGCACGGTCACTCGTGACCGATGCGACCTCGATGGAGCGCTGGAGGTTGCGGGTCCGGTACGGTGCCTTCTTGATGGCGCGGCGTGCAGTCTCAGCCGCCATCGCGTTCATCATGGCCCGGTGTCCCTGCGCCGATGCGATGGCGGCGAGGCGTTTCTGGAGGCCCGTCGCGCCCTGGAGGGTCACACGCCCGCCACGGCGACGGCCTGCTCGCCCAGCGTCCACTCATCGATGAAGCCCCGGACTTCCATCGGCAGCTCACGGTACGAGAGCAGCGCGCCCTCCGGCGTGACCTGAGCGCCGGCGAGGACCGACTGCGGACGCAGGGTGTAGAAGCTCGCCAGTACCTTGACGGCGTGGAGCACGTCGTCGGGCATCACCGGAGCGGTGCCGGGTATCTGCGGGTTATAGCCCCAGTCCCCGGTTATCACGAGGTCGTTCGCCTCGGACGAGTACGAGGACCCTGAGCCCCACGGAGGATGATCGAGGTTCTTGTCCCACCACAGCGGGTCCGACTTGTACCAGTCGCCGTAGCCCACCGAGGGCACCCGGAACTGGATGCCGGTGTAGATGCCCGTGCTCATCCGGTCGGGGAGCAGGTGATACCCGGAGTCGGCCACGAGGTCCGATGTGTTCTTGGCAACGGACGATGCGCTCCGAAGGTCGGGGATGGTGACGATGGCGCGGCCCAGCGTCGTGAAGACCTTGGTCGTGTCCTCCTGGGGTTCGAACTGCCGCCCCGTCTGCCGCTGGAGGAACGCCTGCGCCGCCCTGATGTTGGACCCGATCTGAGCGTCACTGAACCGGCCCGTCGTGGACGGCTGCTGGAGATAGTCCCGAACGTCTGAGACTGCCAGGAAGAGGGCCATCGCCCCGCATGATAGCGGACGGTCAGGTCAGGAGATGCGCTATGAGATGCCCACCGATCCATTCGGTGTACGCGGGCGGGATAGCAAGACCTACCTCCTCCTGTGTCTCTGCCCACGGCATCCCCATCAGGTCACGGTTCATTGTGAACGGAGCCTGTCGAGAATGGGGATAGTCAACGATGCCCCTGCTACCCGTGTCGGTACTCTGCGTGATGGTCACTGGCCGCGACCCGGAATGGTCACAGACGAACGGCAGGAGTATCAGGTCCCTCGTCTCAAAGTTACGATGCCGCCGTATGCCTAGCCCGAACATCGAGCCGCACAGCACGAAGCCATGCGTATACGGGGCTCCGATGACGTTCTCGATAACGAAAGGGACACCCGCCCCTAGCACCCTCTCCCTGGTCAGTGAATAGAGGTCTGGATGGCTTGACTGTAGGCCCGCCGCCTTAGATCCGGTCGTGTACGCCTGGCAAGGCGGCGATGCATGGATCGCGTCGAAGCCGTCCAGCGGATAGGTCATCGCGTCAGCCTGCACGAAAGCGAACGGGTAGTTCGGCTGTGGGTTGATGTCCACGCCCACCACGTCGAAGCCTGCCCGCGAGTAGCCCATCGCGGCCCCGCCTGCCCCGCAGAACAGGTCCAGCAGCCTCACCAGACCTTGACCGGTAGCCGAGACTCGCGGGCGCGGCGCACCCACTCAGGCTCCACGGTGTTCATGCGCTGCCAGAGCCCTACGCCACCGCAGACCGGGCACCGATTGCCCGAGAAATGATGGAGCCGGTTCGGGCATCCTGGATCGGTAGTCGGAGCCTTGGTGGTCTTTCTCACTTGATTCGATCCCCCTCGGTCCATCCGCCCTTCGGTGCGTTGTTGAAGATGCTGGGCTTGTTCGCGACCTTGGCCTCGTGGGCCTCCATGCTGGCCTTCAGCGCCTTGTAGGCTGCGATCTGCTTCTCTGTCCAGTTGGCCGGTAGGTCGTTCGTGTTCATGTGGTACATGCTAGACACTCCGTAGCAGAGTGTCAAGCCCTGATATCAGCGGAAGGTACGGGGTCGTATGGATCAGGGGTACCACCGCCGAGGATGGTGACGAAGCGCTCGGCGCTCTGCTTCCAGTCGAAGCGCGAGCGGACGTGACGTGGGCCCAGCGCGCCGATGGCGGCAGCGCGTGACGGATGGTCGAGCATCCAGGCGATACTCCGGGTCATCTGCTCCTCGTCGGGCCTCGCCCAGAAGTGGTCGTACTCGTTGTCGGTCAGGGTATTGACGGGGACCACCATGCCAGCGGGACCGATGACCTCTGGGACCGCGCTGTACTGGAGCCCGATGGCGGGGACACCGCACGCCAGAGCTTCAGCGATGGTCAGCCCGAAGCCCTCAGCACCCGTGCTCACGTACAGGTCGGCAGCGTTGTAGAGCGTGTTCAGTATCTCGCGGCTCAGGTTCCCGCCGAGGTCGGACACGAGGATGCGCTCATCGACCTTCTTGGGGAACTTAGATACGGTGTCAGGGATGAAGCCGCCCTGATCCCACGCCTTGCAGTGGAGCATGACCACCACGTCGTCCCGCTCCATGATGATGGGCACGAGGGACCGGATCATGGCCGGGTAGTTCTTGCGGGGCATGTTCCGGTCGGTGCGGACGATGGTCTTCAGCCGGGGGTCGAGTCCCCAGAAGCGCTTGGCGTCGTCCTTGGTCCTGATGGGCTTGTCTGGGTGCTTCGCGAGGACGATGGGCCGCGACGGGGACACCGGCCAGAAATCCTCGGTGACACCGTGATAGACCACGGGCGGGCGGTATCCGACGACGCGGGCCATCTCATCGGCTCCGAACGTGGACATGGCGACGGGCTTGATGAAGGACCAGATATCGGACCACAGCGGCGGGAGGTCCACGCCCTCGACGGGGCAGTAGTGGTACGTCGGCACCTGCTTGAAGGTTCCGGCCTTATAGCCCTCGACGCCCTGGACCATGAGCCGGGTCCCGCCGAAGTCGCCCAGCATGAGCGCGGCGTCAACGGGCCAGTCGCCCCATGCCACGCCTGACACCATGAACGAGTCCGGCGTCTCGTTGGCGATGACCTTGGGGATGAAGTCGGCGGCTCCGATGGACGAGGGCAGGACATCACCGAACGGCCCTGAGCGGGTCTGCGTCAAGGACGCGAGACTGAAGGTCCGGCTGGCATAGGGCTCGTCCAACGCCGGGATATCGTTCTGACTGATGAAGCGGACATCCTGCCCGATGTCCAGCAGCGCCCGTCCCAGGTCCATCGTCACGGTCCCGAAGCCTGTCCGGGCGAGGTCCCCGAAGAACAGTATCCTCACGCCTCATCGACGGTGTAGCAGTCCACCATGTGAAAGTGCGGGCTGGTGTTCCAGTTTCTATGCTTGCCCGCCCACATGGCGTACCGCTTCAAGCGGAACCACCGCACCGGGTCCTCCGAACAGTCGAGGGCAAACCCCTTCGCCTTGTCCTCTGACGAAGCGATCCCATCGATATACGTTCTGAACCGTCGTCCTACGTGATCCCAGTCATCTTCGTCACGGCTGTCGTGAAACGCAGTCGTGGCAACGTACACCGTCACGACAGCACGTCCTCCAGCATCCCCTTGATGACCTCGGCCTCATGCCCGAAGTCCACGACCTCGCGGAACCGGGCAGCGGCGTTCTCGCTGATGCGCTGGTGGTACTCGTCATCGTCGCGGAGCCGGGTCAGGATGGCGGCAGTCTCTTCGAAGGTCCGATCCTCGATGGCGAACGAGGTCACGCCTTCCTGGAACAGGATGCCCGCGAGCTTGTCGGCGTAGTAGTTCTGGAAGCCCAGCACCGGACGCCCGATGGCGAACCAGTTATGCACGGTGTGCCCGTAGCCGTCGCTCAGTCTCTTGACGTGGAGTCCGACACGGGCTGCGCGCATCTTGTCTGCCAGTTCGGGGACCAGTGACACGTCACCGGCCTTCCACTGGTCATCCGGTCCCCAGCCATAGGCACCGTACACCTTGAAGTCGAAGTCGTCCGCGTACCGCTCTGCCAGCGCCCGGAACAGGGGATAGTCCGGGGACTCGGGAAAGCCGTTCACCCACGACGCGACCTCTCGCCGGTTGGCGGGCGGGTAGTCGTGGTAAAAGACCTTCTCGATGTCGAACTCCTGATGGTAGACGACGGTCGGGACGCCCTTGTACATCGAACGCTTGGCGATGGCATCGAGCCCCAGTCCCGGCAGCGTCGAGCTGGACAGGATGAACTCAGCGGCATCCCACAGCGACTCCTGATGATTGTTCCCGACCTGGACCCCGAAGCGCGCCCCGGTCTGCTTGGCGAAGGCCGAGAAGCCGGGATCGTTGTGGGGCAGGGACGAGAGGATGAGGTCCCACTCCATGTCTCTCGCCATCGCGAGACTGACACCCTTCTGAGTACGCCACGGGTGCCGAGGATCGGGCCTGAGCTTGATGTATTCCCCGCCCTCCGAGCCATCCCACCAGCCCATCAGGAACTGCTTCGCTACGGCGTCACCGTGGACCTTCTTCTCGAATTGCCAGATGTCCTCGGTGAACCAGTCCATGCCTTGGGGAAACCAGCACTCCCAGCCGTAGCGATCCTCGAAGAGCATGAGCAGGCTTTCTGCTAGGGCGTGATGGTGGAGGTCGGTCAGAACACGGATGGTCATTCCTCCCACCTGTAAACCCACGTCCCAAGCCTCCCCCGCCCATAGCGCCGATACGTGCCAGTCCGTACCGATGGCTTACTGGGACTGGTCAAGCCGATCTCTGCTAATCGGAACGTCGGAAACGTCTTCACAGGCACGACGTATCTGGCGCGAAGATCAGAAACGTCAAGGTAGCCTTGGCGGGGCCCACCTTCAAAGAACACCCTCATACGACCTCCCTCGTCGCCACATCGGGCAGCTCATCAGGCTCCGGGTCAGGCTGGGTCCAGCCATCGAGCCAACCGCGCCATGCCTGATACACGCGATCCTTACCAAAGAGGGCGATGGCACGTTCGCGACTGACGGCCCCGACCTGTCCGGCGTAGTCATCATCGTCCAGCAGGCCACGCAGCATCTCGTTGGCCTCCATCGGGGAGTCCGACCAGAGCGGCGCGATCATGTGGCCCTCATAGATGCGGGGCAGATACGGCATCGCCTGACGCCCTACCCCGGCCCAGCTATTGGGACCGATGGCGACGACGGGACAGCCGGTCATCATCGCCTCGATGAGGCCCAGCGTGTACGAGGCCGGGATGGTCCCGGTCCATAGCACGGCACGGGCGGCACGCATCTCTTCCATGAGCTGCGCGGGCGGGACCTTGCCCAGCCCACGAGCGCCGATCTCCTCTGTCTGCGGCCCGACCCAGAGCGTGGGTAAGTCTTTCGTCGCGTCCAGCGCCCATGCGGTCCCGACCCATGCCTGCCGCTTGACGGGGTTCTGCGTGACGATGAGGACGTGCCCGCCCTGACCGTGCCAGCCGGTGTACTCATCGGGGTCTTTGTAGAAGCGGATCATCGTAGACTCGCCCGCGTAGTTGGGGATATTGCGTTCCTGCGGGGAGTAGCGGACCACCTCGCACCCGGCCTCGACGTAGGGCTTCGCCTGCCACTCGTTGGCGTGCGAGGACTGGCCCACGGTGCGCCAGATGATGCGCTTGCCCGCCGACTGGAACCTGGCGAACTGGGGCCAGAGCCAGCGGTCCAGGATGTGGTGGACCATGATCGTGTCGCACCAGTCGAGGATGTCATCCGGCACATGGTCCTTGGCGGCCCACGTCGTACCGTGCTGCCCCGGAGATACCGGGAGTGCGTCTACGATCGCCTTCAGCTCCGGGTGGGCCTTAGCGTCCGGCAATGGCGGCCTCATGTCGTCCTGCGGGTTGGCGGGGTCGATGTAGGCACCGGGACTGAACACGTCGTGTCCAAGGTCGGTGAACATGCGGATGACGTCGTATTCCTCAATCGAGTGAGCAGTCAGGCTCAGTATCTTCATCGCGCCAGACGCCGCTTGACGGCGAGCCGGATGCCGTACTCCCGGCCCACCTTGGCGGCGTGGTCGGTGTAGGTCACAAGACGTACTGCCTCTCCGTCATCGTTCCGTCCCCACCACCACCACTCAGGATGAGGGTGCCGGCAACGCATCGGGCCATATCCACACCACATACAGACCAGCGAAGGCAGCATCACAGCCGCGCCTCCAGGTAGTCACGCACCATGTCAGCCTCGGCGTCGAAGTCCACGAGGGAGTCGAACTCTGCACGAGCAAAGCGCCCGATGGCGTCAAAGTGCATCGGGTCCAGCGTGTCACCCGGCTCCAAGTGCGACCAGCCCTGCCCGAACAGAGGCTCCGCGATCTTGCCCTCGTAATGGCTCTTGTGCCCGATGACGGCGCGGCCAGAGGCGAAGGCTTCATGGACGCCGAAGCCATAGCCATCGGCATCCTTGCAGTGCCAGATGGCGATGCAGTCGCTCCGGGCCTGCGCGACCTGATGCGGGCGCAACTGATCCTCGATGGTCCCGAAGATGCGCCACTCGTACTCCGGGTGCGCTTCGGATGCCTCGTCCCACCACTTGCGACAGGGGCTATGGGCGAAGGACGCATGGAACGAGCCGATACGGTTCCCGGTCGGCGGCACCCACGGCACCCGGTGAAACTCGGGGTGATAGGTGACGCCGGACGTGCCGCCGTTGGTCACGGCCCAGAGAATGTTCGGCCCGATGGGCTGGTCCCAGGCGTTGCCGATGTGGTCGATGTACAACGCGCCGACACTCTCAGCCAGCGAGCGCATCGGCTCCCGTGTCCCGCCCACGGTGGAGATGACGATATCGGCTCCCATCCGCTTCAACCATTCGGATGACACGAGCACCGGGAACCTCCCGAACTCTTCGGTGCCATAGCCGACCTTCGCCTGATAGTGCCCATCCACCCAGCCGAACAACTCAGCCTCACCCAGGATGGCGCGGTCCACGAAGAGCATCGCCAGGGACTCATAGAGTACCGAGTGATGGAGGTCGGTGACGATCCTCACTTGGCGACGGCCCGGAAGATGCCTGAGCCACCGTAGTCGTCCAGCACTTCGATGACGTGGTTCGGTAGGACGCGGGCGATGTCAGCGGGTGCAGCGTCGTGGGCTTCTCCGACGATGAGCGGCATGAGTCCCGGTGTCGCGCCCCGTAAGAACTCCCACTCGCAACCCTCGCAGTCGATCTTGACGAACGCCCATGCACCGCTCGGGTCACTCAGCAGATGGTCAGCAGCGATGTCCCATGCCGTGACGATGGGCACCTCCGCGACCTCGGAGTCCACCTTCTCGTCATCGGTCAGACGCCAGATGTTGCCGACGTAGGCGTTCTGAGTGACGAAGCCGGGGTCTGCGAAGCCCTCCAGGCTCCGGTAGTCCCAGCGACAGGTCGCCGTGCCCTGCCCGTAGCCCGCCATCGCCTCGATGACGGTGACACGATCGGAGACGCCGTTCAGCTCGGCGCTCTGCCGACACAGTTCTGCGTTGTCGGGGATGGGCTCGACCATGACGACACGCAGCCTCGGATGGTCTACCGCGAGCGCGATGCCCACGGTCCCGACATGGGCACCGATGTCCAGCGCCACGCCCTCCATGTCGTCGGGCAGCTCGGCCAGCCGGTACTCGTCCCCGCCAAGGATGCCGACCACGAGGGCTTCATCGTTGACGTGGGGCCGCGTCCAGAAGCGGACGGTGTTTCCCTTCGGCGTCGTCGCGATGGTCAGGCGTTCAGTCGGCATCGAGAACCCAGAGCATCACGCCTGCCCCCACCGGCAGACCGACCAGCATCCCGATGAAACTCGGGGCATGGAGGACGCTGTTCACCAGAGCCCACACGATGCCCGTCGCGAGTACCGCTAGGACCCATACGACGGCCCGCTGCTTACGTGTCGCCAGTGTCATGTGCCACTCCCTTCGGAAACGGAGCCGGGACGGACAGACACCCTGATAGGTGGCACCCGGCTCCGCTGCACAGGATATAGCGTCGGTGTCGGGGTCCGCAAGACCCAAAGAAAGAGCCCCGGTGGGGGATGAGTCCACCGGGGCCGAAGGGAGGAGGGGACCGGAGGAGGCCAGTCCCGACCCTCACATGGTACTAGGCGACGGCATCCTCGATGAGGGCGAAGTAGCCCGCGTACACGGCAGCCCGTGCATCGAGAGCCAGCTCCTCCTCACCACGGAACCCGGTGAGGTTGGTGTCCCATCGGGTACCAGCCTCGGAGCTGGTGTCGATGCGGACATCATCGCCGTGGTACACCTTCACGCGGTCCCACTGCCCGATGACAGCGTGGTCCGCTTCCATGTTGATATCCGGGAAGACCGGGATACCCCACGGACTGATGAGCGTCCCCGGATTGACGGTCCCGCCGTTGAGCTGCGGGAGCGCGGTCGGCCCGTTGGCCGGCGTGACCCAGAAGCCGGCGGTATCGGAGCCCTGTGCGACGAACGTCCAATAGTTGGCCGGCGACACGACTGCCGACAGCCGACCCTCGACGCCACGTCCAGCGAGTGCGCCTGCGGACTTCGCCAGCGCCGTCGCGAACGAACCCGCGACCGTGCTGTTGGAGGCCGTGTGCGACACGTCGAACGCATCCGCCGACGCATCGAGCGCGGTGAGGACGCCGTAAGGCTCCGATGATCCCGAGCCCCGCAGGATGTAGTAGCCCTCGCCGCGCAGGAGCGCGTCGGCAAGCTCTGTCATCACGTCCTGCTCCGCCGCACCCTGTGACTGGCGCAGGAACTGGTTGGCGACGTCGTAGATGCGAGCGATGGTGTACATCGTCGCCGTGTACCCGTCATAGACGAGGTTGGTATTCGGCTTGGTCGCGCCCCAGGCCGTGACCGTGGCGCGGGTGTTCACGTTCTGCACGTAGTTGCGGAACGGGATATCGACGTTGCCGTTGACGCCGAAGATGTGGGTGCAGATCTGCCGGAACCACGCTCGGTACGCGGCAGGCTTGATGAAGTTATCGACCAGGTTGTTCGGGATCAGGAACGCGCCGGTGGCGTCCGTGGACCCGAGCGTGGCCTTGCCCAGAGGGACATCGCCACCGCTGGACGCGGCCCATGCCTCGGTCGGGAGAGCCCCGGCCATCGGCTTGCGGCGTTCGACGCCAAGCTCGGCGAGCTTCGCCTTGCCCCAGACCTGCTCGTCGTGGTCGCCTGACCGTGTGGCCAGGACAGCCGCGATGAACGAGCCGTTCTGGTACTCGGCCTTGGCCTGCCCCACGAAGGAGCCGATGAGCCCCGCCTTGGAAGGCTTGCGGACGGTGGAAAGAAAATCGTTCATGTCCGCGACGGCCTTAGCCGTCTGGGCTTCACGCTCCCGCGCCTGATGCTCCTCGGTGAGCACCTGGAGCTTCTCGCTGATCTCCTTGCGCTCCGCGTCGGCGGCTTCCCAGCGAGCTTGATCGTCACCCTTGGCCTCGGTCATCACATCGATGACGGCCTTCAGGCGTCCGGTCAGCTCGCCGATCTGCTCCGTCGCAGGCTCGGCCATGATCCTGGCGACGGACGCATCCGTCGTCTGGTAGATGGGTGTCTCGTCAGAGGCGGTCGGTTCCGCCATCGGTGTTTCCTCCAGTGTCGGCCCGCTCAAAGAGCGCCAACAGGCGCATCACCTGAGCGTCAGCAGCACCTAGCGCATCCGCTAGTGCGCGCCCGTCCGATCGCCCCGCCTTCGCCCGTAGGAGGTCAGGCTGGAGGTCCCGAAGCGAGTCCAGCATCTCCTGCCAGAACGCGTCGGATGGATAGTGCCCGCCCGTGAGCATGTCGTCAAGCGCAGCCTTCAGCGGGCGGATGATGGAGTGCGTGTTCTGCGGGGACGTAGAGAGGGTCTGGCGCATATAGGGCCAGACGTCGATGTGGCCCGTCGCCTTGTTGACCTTGGCGAGTCCGGGCATGGCCTCGGATGACCCGAAAAGCTGGGCACCCTTCTTGGCAAGGGACTCGATGAGGCGCAAGCGACGCTCGCCCGCCTTCAGCCAGACCGTGACCCACCAGCCGTCGTCCTCTTCGCGGAGGTCCACGGCATCAGCCAGCGTCGTGCGGGCCATCTTCCCGGTGGGGTCCTGCCCATGGTGCCAATCCACCGGGCGACTCTTGAACCAGTCGGGCTTGATGTCCGTGCGGTGCGTGAACGTCTCGCCGTCCATGTCCACGCCACCGGGCCAGACAGGGGACGGGATCGGCCCGGAGAACGGGATGGCGCGCAGGGCGAAGGCGTCATCGGAGAGCGGCGCGGCCTTCAGGGCCAGGGTCTTCACGGTGTCCTGACCCAATCCCCGGACTCGTCCTTGACGTAGGTGTCGTGGTTTGGGACCGGGCAACGCAGCTTCCCGTTATCCGTTGGCTGGCACTCCTGCCCGCACAGGGTGCAGACCGGGGCCTTGGGCTTCTCAGTCTTCGCCATCGCTCTCTCCTTCACCAAGGATAACTGTCGAGGATGGCGAGCATCACCGCATCCTCTTCGGGGCTCTCATCGAACGAGAGCATGATCCGGGGACCCTTCGGCGGCTTGTGGGGCTTCGGCTTGTGGGGCCCGTGGGGCTTGGGCCCGCCCCCGCCTGGACTCGACTCGTCCCCGGTGTCGAAGATGGCCGAGTCGAAGATGGCGGCGTCGAACATCAGGGCGCCATGAGCCCTGCGGCGATGAGTGCGGTGATGACCGCATTGACGGCGAAGTCCGCGGGCTCGACCTCGGGCTCCACCAGCGGCACGTTAGCGGCTATCGCCATCGTCGGGCCCGGAGCCACGATACCGAGCGAGCCGATCGCGGTCGCAAGGTCTTGGATAGTGGCGTTGTTGGGAAGCGTGGTCTGCTGCGCGGGGCTGGCGCCGAACATGCCCATCGAGACGGTACCGCTGTCGTCCCAGAAGGAGAAACCCCCTCCAGCCGTGTGCCCAAGGATGTTGACCCGAGCGAACCCGCTTCCGTTGTCAGCGATGACCCGGAACACTTGCGACTGGTCGGACTTCATCACGACAAGGCCAGCCCCGCCATCAGACTGGTCGAGAGGACCGCGTAGCTGTAGCCCACCCGTCGCGTCGTAGGTGAGCATCGGGTAGGACCCACCCTCGGCCATGACGTAGAGGACGTCGAACGCTCCGTCCACATTGCCCACGGGAGGCTGGACGATCAGCGACACCTCGTCCGGGTCGGGCTGCTGGATCGTCAGCGTCTCGATGACGGGGTTCGCCAACAGCCCCGTCACGTCATGGTCCGCGTTCCAGTGGGTCGCGGAGACGTCCTTCGCGGCGTTGTTCGGGAGGACGGTCTGATGGGCGTGCTTGACGGTCACTGCTCCTCCACTCGTGTCATGCGGCCCTGCTGATCGCGCTTGACCACGAAGTCCTTGGGACCGGGCCAGTTCGCCACGAAGACCGGGATCATGTCAGCGGACGCCTTCTCGTGTGGTGCCTCGATGTTCACCGTGGGCGCCTCGACGTTGACGATGGGCGCCTGCGCGGCTTCGACGTTGACGATGGGCGCAGGGACGACGACGGACGGACTCGGCTCCACGTTGACGACGGTCGGTGGCACGTCCACGTTGACCACGGTCGCCGGGATATCGACGTTGACGATGGGTGCGGGGATGTGGACATCGACGTTCCAGGTCTGCGTAGGCGGCTGGACGACGACGGGCTCAGGGATGGGTGCGGCCTTGGCTTGTGGCAGCGGGATACCCTGTAGGGTCTGCCAGACCTCATCAGGCTCCCGCGTGTCCAGCAGACCGCGAACGTGGTCATGGGTCCGGCGATTGATGTCCGCCGCCGTGAGGCGTCCGCTCCTGACGCCCTCGATCATGGACGCCAGAGGATGTGAGCTACGCATCAGTCCTCCGCGCTGAACATGTCACGAGCATAGTCCCGACCCGTATCACTATCGGCGTCGAACCGGACACCATCGTCGCCTTGGTACGGCTCGCGATGATCCCGCTCATTCTCGATGATGGCCTGTGGGATACCACCCGGAAACGCCTCGCATCGAGGCTTGTCCCAGTTGATGGGACGCACGAGATGCCGACAGTAGACACAGATCGGCGGACGTTCTAGGGTCATCGCGAAAGCCTCTGGCGAACCGCTTCAGCAGCAGGGGTCCGCAATCCAGCCTCGTACTGCGCGAACGACTCTGCAAACGCCTCGGCGGCATTCTTCTGAGCATACTTCGATGGGACAGCCGTCCCAGGAATGGAAGCCACTCCAGCGCTACCCGCACCGCGCTGGAAGTCTATGACATGACCCCACTCATGCGTCAAGGTGTTCTTCAGGAATGACACTTGGGTCTGCGCCTTGATTTCGGGCCATACCGTCCAGTCCCCCGCCTTCTCATATGCCTCCTGTTCGACAGCAAGCGCCTGGGGCGACTTCAGGACCTTGCTATTCAGCTCCATCTCAATCCTAGTCGGCCCATCGACCAACTTCTTGGTCACAGGATCACGCAAAATGGGCGTATGGGCCGTCACCTTCGCCGTGGCCGTCTTCATGGCCTTAACGGTGAAAGTGTGGACATGAGCATCGGGATAGCGTGCCGCTAGGCCTTCTAGCACGCTCGTAACCTCTATCCGTAGTTCTGGGTGTATGCCCCGTAGATTGGTCATCGTCGCGTTCGGGAACGATCTAGACAGGCGAGCACCCATCTCATCCGCCGACAATGATATCGGCATGGGTAACGTGGACGGCGGAGGTGGCACGAACTCAGGGACAGGCGGCAGCGTCGGGTCACGGTCCAGCGGAGCCGGGGCGAAGGTCAGGGTGCCGTTGGGATGCTCGGCCAGCATCGCCTGCTCGGCCTCCTCCATGCTCACGATCTGGCCGTTCCGGGCAGCGCATACGGGGTCGTCATCGCCGTCCAGCAGTTCCACCTGACGCACGCCCAGCCCGGTGAAGGCGTCGATCTGTGCCGCGTTCTGGGCCACGCGCATCTCGGTCCTGGCGATCGTCTCGGCGCGCAGTTCGGAGCCGAACGAGCCCAGCTTGCGAGCCAGCTCGTTGCCCACCTTGTCCGATGCCAGCGGGTCCACGAGGCCACGGAAGACACGGGCCAGCTCGCGCGGGGACGTGCCCTCGGCCACGGCCTGCACGGTCAGGTCCTTGATGCGCTCCCGCGTCGTGGCGTTGATCTGCGTGACACGGCGGGCCAGACGCTCCCTCGTGGTGCGCTCCACGACGGCCTGCAGGATGTCATCCATCCACGCGCCTTGCAGCCTGCGCTGCCGAGTCCATCGCCGTCTCGGTGATGTAGGGCTGGAGCACCCGCATCAGGGCCTCGTCCTCGGCGTGCTGGTCCCACCAGACGTCCTCGTCACGCGGCTTCTTGGCTAGGTGACTCGCGTTCCGCTCGATGCGCTTGCCGATACGCTCCTTCTGGTCCTCTAGGAACGTCTCCAGAGCATCGGCCAGAGCGTTCGTCTCTTGGTCCAGACGGGCCTTCATCGCCATGTCGCCGGGGTCCAGCGGCGGGGCTTGCCACTTCTGCTCGATGTTGATGGGCATGACGATGGCGTCATCGAGCACCGGATCGCCGAACGGCTCCAGCCCGATGATGGCGCGGCGCTCGCTATTCCGCATCGGTACTCCCTGCGCCTGCTGCGCCATCTCGTAGCGGGGTGCCTCGTTGTCGAACTCGGGCACCTCGAAATGGATGCTCAGGGTGATGCCGAACTTCTGATAGCGGTCCAGGTACTGGGTCTGGAACGTCTCAGCGAACGAGCGCAGGCGCGGGCCCAGCGCGCCGTTCCACATGGCCTCGTAATCCTTGTCCTCGCTGCTGTCACCGATGCCACCGGGGCGCTCATAGCCGACCTGGGACATGGGCACGCCCCAGAGCGCGAAGATGTCCTTGGCCGCCATCTCGCTGATGGGGCCGAGCTGCATCTCTGCCGGGGTGGATGCCGTGCTATCGAACTCCACCGGCCCCTTCAGGATCAGGCTGCGCTTGGCGGCGTCGGGCATCTCCACGATGCTGCGAAGGTCGCGCTTCAGGGCTTCGTAGACCTCATCGGGGAACGAGCCGCCCGCAGGCGGGTGATAGATGCCGGGTTGTCGGCCACCGGACGCCATCGAGTAGAGCGCGTGACGGTCTGCCGCCCGCGTGATGTCCACCTTCGCCATCGCGGTATCGACCAGCCCGACCGGCAGGAAGCCCTCGTCTGCGGGCTCCAACTGGTAGGCGATGACCTCATCCAGGGTGAAGTGGACGGGGTTGCGGCTACGGTAGTCCAGCCAGTAGCCCGCAAGGTGCCCGCTGTCATCGATGTCTGGGACCATGCGGGTCGGTGAGATGTACAGCGTCTCCAGCGGGGTCCGGGCGAGGGCCTCGATGCCGTCCAGGTACCAGTAGCCGACACCGGCCAGACCCATGTGGCGGAACGTCAGGTCCCACAGTCCGCTCCGGGTCTTGGGCGTCGGGGACTGGGGGTCGTTCTCCTGCGGCGTGTACGGGGACTCGATGCTGTCCCTGATGGCGACGAGGTTGGGCGGGGACTCATCGGTGACACGCTCGCCATCGGCGTCCTCCAGCCACCACGGGATGACCGCAAGCCTGCTCTTGATGGCGCGCTCGGCGGTGCGGATGTACAGGTTCGACAGGTACGCCGCGATGGCGCGCTCGGCGCGCTTGGCCGGATCGTTGGAGTAGGCGTGCAGCGGGTAGCCGTGTGACACCATCGCGGCCCCGACGCCGATGGCGGCTTTCTGAGGGACGGCGCTCCGTCGCTCTAGCAGTCCCTCCAGGAAGCCCAAACGGTCACTCTCCCGGCCCGCCCGTATCTTCTGGCTTCGGTTTCACGTTGAGCCACGCCCACAGCACCGCCGCCGCGAGCATGATAGCGCCACCGATGACGATGGCGAGCGGCCACCAGATGAAGGCCACGCCGATGACGAGGATCAGGGTCGCGATGATGGCGAGCCGGTCAGGGGTCATACCGCCAGCCCCAGCCCAGACTGCACATCGACCATACGCTGTTCGGCGATCGCGACGTACTCGGCCTCTCTCTCGATGCCGATCCAGTCGAAGCCCTCCTGCTCTGCGGCCACCGCTGTCGAGCCTGATCCGAGGAATGGGTCGAGGACGGTGCCGCCCTCCGGCGTCACGAGGCGCACGAGGTGGCGCATCAGCTCGACGGGCTTCACGGTCAGGTCGGGTGAGCGTTTACACGCTCACGCCGACTGATGACCACCTCCCTTCCGCAGTTGCCGCAAACGCTTGGCTTCGATGACCTTTCGGATATGACAGGCTCGGCATCGTCCGTAGAGGGGCCATCCTTCAGGTGAGAGATACCAGTCGGTGTCGATGGGCTTGTACTCGCCGCAGATGCCGCAGGGCTTCCACCATCGCCCATCCCGTAACTCGGCTCCTGAGTGAAGCCGTTTGTGGGTGACGGTATCCACGAGTCGGAGGTTGTCGAGTCTGTTATCGGCCTTGTCTCCGTTGACGTGGTGGACCTGGAAGCCGGGGTCGATGGGTCCGTGGGCTCGCTCCCAGACGACGACGTGCTCCATACGAAGCCGTCCTCCGAAGGTGCCGCGTCGGTAGCCCTTGACTGTCGTGTAGACCATGCCCCTAGTTTAACGGTTTGACAGTCGCAAGTGCGGCCCGATATGGGCTCTCTGTCACTCCGTGAACTCTTAGGCACCAAAAAGAAGCGGGAGTAGGTGCCGGTGTCGCCGTAGCCCGACTCCGTGTCGAGCATCCCCATGCCCTCACCGATGCCGTTCGCATGGGGGATGCGCTGCGTACCCGGTACACCGCTGCTCGTCTCACCCCCGCCCACCACGCCGTCCCAGCCGCCGTCGAAGATGGGGTCGGTGAGGATGACGTTGGCGGGCCAGCGACCGGCGTCCGAGATGTTCACGGTGCGGGTCGCGGGGATGTTCGTCACGCTGCCACCGATGTACTCGGCCCCGTTCGTGTTCGGGCGAGCCGTGGCCCGCATCCAGTCACGCTCGTCCTGCGTCGTGGCGATCCGGCAGCCCTCGATGTCCAGGTCCCGCAACGGTCCCGGCTTGCGGGCCATGACGATGGGCTCCCATGCCGGCTTCAGGCTCGCCTTCGACTTCGGGAAGCCAGAGGCGTAGGCCCAGACCAGCGTGTCCCTGATGATCCAGCCCGCGTCCTCGATGGCGACGGCGAGCCGGTGGAAGGTGCGCGTGCCGCCGAAGGCGAGCAGGTAGGCTCCGGGCTTGGCGACACGGAGGGCGGCGGTGGCCCAGCGTTCGTGCCACGCCTGCATCGAGGTGTCCTGTCGCCCGATGCTCTTGCCCCGCATCTTGAACGCGGGCGTAGTCGCTGCTATCTGGGCTGGCGAGAGTCGCTGCGAGGCAAGGGCGCCATCCCCGAGCCGGTCCCACTCCTTGCCCATGAACTCCAACCCGTAGGGAGGGTCCGTGACGATGGCGTCCACCGACTCGGGCTCCATCGAGGCCATGACGGTCACGCAATCCCCCGTGCGGATCACAGCGCTTCCCAGACGCGACGCATGGCAGCGTTCATCGTCCAGTTCTTGCCTGACTCGGCGTGGTCCACGTCGAAGTAGCAGGCCGCAGAGACACCCTGTACATCTTCGATGGACCTGAGCCAGCCCGCCCTGCCGATGAGTCCCCAGAGTGACCCGAACTCGCCGACGACGATGGGTGCCCCGGACAGCTCCCGGCAGGCGGTGACGCGCTTCGCCCATGCCAGCGGCAACGGGCGCAGGGGAGCCCTGTCAGCGTACTGGTCCCAGCCGATGTGACTGATGTACTCATCGCCGGGAAAGTAGGCGCTCCATCGCTCTGTGACGCTCGTGGGGCACCAGAACATGGGACCGAGGAACTGGGACACGTAGCGCCAGACGTCGGTGTACAGCTCGGGGTCCATGCCGCCCCATCGTCGCCACTCGTTCTGAGGCCCGTCCATCTCGTGGTCCCAGCGGACGATGGGGTCGCGTGCCCAGAGCAGCGTGTCCCTGACCTGGAGCAGACGCCGGTCGTACTCGCCGCGCAGGATGGCCCGGTACCCGGCCTCGTCCAGATGGGACTCCAGGTAGACCAGCGGTCGGCCCTGACTGGGACGCAGACAGACGCCCGCCCAGCCCGGTGTCAGGGACAGCCACTGCGCGACGATATCGGCCTTGGCTTCTGGCACGCCGTGGTACGCCTCGATGCGGGCCAGACCAAGCGTCGGCGTCATCCTGCCACCAGTCCCAGGACTTCGTTCTGGTTCCGGGTCCCGGCCTGCTCGATGTACTCCGCGTTCAGCTCGATGAGGACAGCGCGGCGACTCAGCTTGTTGGCGACCTTGCCCACGGTGCCGGAGCCAGCGAAAGGGTCGAGGACGACAGCGGGCACGGGCTCGGCGTCGTGGGCGCAGGAGGGACGCCATCCGGTCGTCTCTCGCGTGGTCCCGGTCGCCGTCCCGTAGATGCTGGACAGGGACCGCGCTTCCCATCCCCCGCGTCGGCCACTGTTCGTCATGTAGTCCGTGTCCACGTCGGCGTAGGACTCCATGTAGCCCTCGGGCCGCGTGACCTCCACCACCCGCTCCCACGGTGCCCCGCACTCGGGGCAGACGCCGCGCTCTGAGGTCCCGGCCTTGATGCAGGGCACCACGAGGGCTTCGGGGAACACCGCGAAGTGCGCGCCGGGGTAGGGCTGCGTGGCGATGTTCCAGACGGAGCGGATGTTGCGACCGGAGGCGTTGCCGCGAGAGTGGATGCTGGCGCTGTTGTTCTGTCCCGCTTCCACGACGGCGAGGTCGTAATGCTTCGCATAGCGGGCGTTGTGCGCCGCCTGCTCCGGCGACACGTTCGGCTCCCGCACCGCCTCCTGGTCGAAGTAGTACCGCTCCCGCTTCGACAGCAGGAACACGTACTCATGCGACTTCGTCGGCCTGTCCGTCACCGACTCGGGCATCGGGTTCGGCTTCGACCAGATGATGTCCGAGCGCAGATACCAGCCATCGGCCTGGAGCGCGAAGGCGACGCGCCAAGGGATGCCGACGAGGTCCTTGTTCTTCAGTCCGGAAGCGACCTTGGGAACGACTTTCCCCGGTCCAGACATGAGCCTCTGTCGAGTCGTCGCGCTACCCGATAGCCCGCTCTTCTCCCACTGGGAACCGTCCTGTGTCGGGTTCGGGTGGTTGTTGACGTAGGAGTCCCCCAGGTTCAGCCACACCGTGCCGTCGTCGCGGAGCACGCGCCGGACCTCGCGGAACACGTCCACCATCGCGGCCACGTACTCCTCGGGCGTGGGCTCCAGACCGAGCTGCCGGTCGCTGCGACGGGCTCCGCACAGGCAGTCGCCCGCCATGACCGACAGGGCACCACGGTTCGATGCCTGCTTCTCAGTGCCGGGTGGCGCGGTGCGCTGGATGGAGCCGACGTGCTCGTGACTGGGGTCCCCGCCGTCCCACGATGCCGTCCCATAGTCCCGCAGGCCCCAGTAGGGCGGCGAGGTCACGACGCAGTGGACGCTGCCGGCATCGAGCGTGGGCAGGATGTCGCGACAGTCGCCGTGATGGACGGTGAGCCAGTCAGTACCAGCCATGCGCGTCCTGATAGCGCAGGGCCGCGCAGAACGAGCCGTAACGGCCCCTGACGTACCGGGTGCCCCACCGGACCTGTGTGGTGCCATCGGTGCGCCAGTCGCTGCCAGCGGCGCGCATACGCGTCCCTGGGTACGCCTGCGGTATCCCGTAGGCGCGATGGATGGACCCGGCGTGGACCGCCCAGCCGCTCTCGTTCTCCCAGAGCCGGTGCGCGCAGCGGAAGGCGCGGTCGCTGGTGTGCTCCCTGAGCCACTGTCGAGCGTGCCTGACGTTGACGGAGTAGGGGCGTCCGTGGTTGGCCTCGGTGGCCGTGACGGCGACGAGCGCCGTGGTCGCAGCGATGACGACGGCCAGGAGCGCAGCGAGCAGGATCAGGCGTGCCACGCTAGATAGCGTACATCATGCGATGGAGCTGCCGCCATACCCGCCCCACGGATCATCGAGCATGAGGTCAGTGATGGCCCAGACGAGAGCGTCGATGCGGTCAGGACTGGCCCCGCCCTCGCGTGGGTCCCAGTTGCACATCTGATCCTCCAGGTCGGGCATCGGCTCCACGTGGAACACCTTGGACTGCTCGTACAGGGACATGACGGGCTCGGCTCGGGCCTGCTTGCCACGGCTGGCATGGACGAGGGTGATGGGTACGTTGGCGTCCACGGTGCCCAGAGTCAGCCTGACCATCTCCCCGCCGTTGTTCGCCTCCGCGACGATGCGGTCTGCGGCGTGCCACTTGTAGGCGTCTACCGCCATCCGGGCCCACGAGCTGGGTGCCATACGTCCAGAGCGGTCCTGCATGACGTAGGCGAGCCCGTCCACGCCACGGCCTGCCACGACGATCCCCGTCTCGTCCGAGTCGGCGGTGTTCGACACAGCGGGGTCGATGGCGACGACGATGCGCTGCAACTCGACAGGCGGGCGGTAGCGGATGAGGTCCCTGCGCCAGAGCGCGCCATCGGAGTCATCCAGCACCTCCCCGTACAGTTCCTGCCGGCCCAGCGTGGTGCCCTCGTACTGGGACTTCCAGCGGGCCACGGTGAGCGGGTCCAGGTTGTCGATGTTGTCCTCGGTGAGCAGCAGGGTCTGGGCCACGTCGGGGTTGGTCATCAGGAGCTTGGGCAGCGGGTGCCCGCGCTTCGGTGTCCCCGTGGCGATGCGGATGCTGGGAGCGATGCGGACGGCGAAGCCGATGGACTCGTCCCACGCCTTGCGCCACTGCGTGGGCTTCCAC